TCAAGCCCGCGTCGATCAGGCCATCGCTGTTGCGTGGGCCGCGAGTATCGAAGCGGCGATCTACTCCACCGAACCAGGCGTCGTGCGGGGACGTGTTGCGGCAGCGCTGGCGGCGGCGAGAGGCCAGGCCCCGTGACGCCGGACGAGCGGGTCGCCCCCAGTGAAGCCGCGCTACATGCATTAGAGCATAAATTGCGCGAAGAGTTTCGCTATGCTATTCAGACGCTCTCCAATGCGCGCCGCGCCGAGGCGTGGGAGATTCTAAATCAGTTAGTCGCCACCATCGGGGCCGACCGGGACAGACTCCGCGAGGCGCTGCGGCATAAGTCGATGAACTCGCGCCCCGGCGGAGATGCAGTCGGCATTGCTGTTGTTATTGTCGGAGGAATCATTGCGTTCTTTCTAATAATAGCATGCCTAAACGGAGATCAACTATGAGCGATTTCATCAAGTTCTCGCACCCTCCTATGCATATGGAGGCGGTGCAGTCGTTGCTCGACGGCAAGCGTATAGCACGAAGTCTTGAGAACACAGTTGACGCACTCATTCCTACCATGCAGAACGAGGATGCGATTAAACAGCTCGAGGAGATTCGTGAAGCAGCGGCAAAAGCTAGTTACACTCTTCAACGACTCTATACTCGCAACGCTAGGGAGGCATTCGGTGAAATACCAAGAGCAGCAGGACCATCTGATCGAGATAGCTCGTCGCGCTCTCGACGCGGAGATGATGCTGTTAGCGGACAAGCCAGCAGTGATCCAGAAGCTTCGAGACCTGACTCTGATCGCTGAGCACCTGCGACAAGATCTGGAGAGATAAAGCAAATGCCAGAATGCTCTGCGACTGACACGCTCATCATCTATCTTTTCGGCGTCGGCATCGGGCTGCTAGTAGCTCACGTAAATAAGAAGGATAACGCAAATGAAGGTTGACAACTTCACGCTCGAGCAATTCGTATGTCCAGCTAAGTATGATCTAAGGATCAATCAGCAGATCGTGCCGATTAGGCGAAAGCCAGCACTGAGTTTTGGCGGAGTGATGCATCACGGCTGGGCTGAGTGGTACAGAACAGGGAGCGAGGCTAAGGCGCTCAAGTCTATCCACGAGCACTGGCCAGAAGTGATGCCAAGCGACGATTTCCGCACAGAGACATATGCGCTCAGGGTCATGCACAGCTACGTCAAGGAGTATCCGACTGAGAGCTGGAAAGTTCTTCAGGGCACCGACGGTGCTATCGTGGAACAGGCTTTCACTGCAGATACCGGCATGTTCCTTGAGTGTCAGGACTGCGCAATGTACGCTGCGGAAGATGACTACCTCACGGGCAAGTGTTCCAACTGTGGTATGCCGCTTGAAGGTATTCACTACGGTGGCATCCTTGATGTTGGAAGCGAGTTTGGAGACGTGCTCTACGTAGTGGACCACAAGACTACGACCCGTTTAGGCGACGGAAATTATTACTTTATGGCCTATAAGCCGGATAATCAGATGACAGGATATATCTGGGGCCTCAGCAAAGTAACTAACCGGCGGGTCGGTGGAGCTATCATCAATGCCTGTGGACTTTATAAATCAGGCGAAGTCAAGTTCAAGCGTGGGATCACTAGTCGTAATCAGTTCGAGATCGACGAGTGGCTAACTGGCGTACGGGTGCGCTGCAACGAGATCAAACGCTGCGAGCGCACAGGCATCTGGCGGCTGGAGACGAGTAAGTGTATGGAGTGGGGAGAGTGCGAGTATAGGTCCATTCATGTTCTCAACGATCCTGCCGCGAGGAAGTCGCGAATCGAGCAAGACTACGTCAAGTCAGAATGGAACTATGAAGACAGAGACGATTGAGAATCTGAGAGATCGTCAGCGCCTGTGGCGTCGTAGGCTTGACGACCTAAAGACGCGGGAATCAGAGCTCTGGGCAGAGATGAGCAAGAACTTGGTAGATCAGAAGGAAGCCAGAGAGCGGCTACTGAGCGTCAACGATGAGATCGAAAGGAGCGTCAAGTGAGATTGGGCTCGGATTGCCTTGTCGCTGATCTATCTCGCAGATACGAATGTGAGGTGACAGTTGAATAGGATTCATGAGAAAACACAGCGAGATATTCCCTGTGGCTTCAATCGTATATCGCATCTTGGCCGCGCGAGGGAGGATGCAGGACTGACTCAAAGCGCATTAGCACTAAAGGCTAACGTGCCAAGAAACTACATCTCTCGATACGAGGCAAAAGAGATTGAGCCGTCAGTCGGACGTGCCATAAGAATCGCCAAAGCACTTAACACAACTGTCGAGCAACTCTTTGGGGATTGCGTATGAGCGAGCGTCAATTCATAGCGACATTGCGGAGCGTCTACGACGCTGAAGATGAGCTTGAAGCAGCAATGATTGCCAACGAGCTACAGGAGGCAGTAGCAGCACTACTTGACGAAGGTGAGACAGTTGACGTTACTCAAGTCATCTCATACAGTCTGCCAAAGCTTGTCAATCCAGCGGAGCTGGTAGAGCAGCTCAGGCGATCACGGGATCTGCTCATCATGACGAGGATCGTCCAGTGCTTTGATCTGGCAAAGGAGATCGACAAGACAGCGTGGATCCTTGAGCATAGGACAGAGCAGAGTTTTGATCTAAGCGGGTATAACTACGCGGCGATTTTTGATAGGGCAGATGCCCTTCTTGGGAGGAAGAAAGATGGCTGATCGCATTCCAGGGTGGAACCCCGGAGATCCGATTAGGGTCTTGCCGTGGGGCAAGAGCAAAGTTGGCAAGACGTTTGGTGCAGGGAGCTTTCCTCGACCGTGTGTAATGGATTTTGATAGAGGCGTTAGCACACTATTCAGCCCTGACTTTCTCAAGGTCTACGGCTACAGGAAAGTGGAGTACAGAGAGTTCTACGAGCGAAGCTTTACTGGGCCAATCGTCAAAGCACACAATGCGTACGACGATGCGTGCAGGTATTTTGACGAGATGATGGCTCCGGCGAAGCGCGATAGCTTTGACACCTGGGTAGTAGATTCTGGCACAACGCTGTCAGAAGATGCACAGAACAAGGCAGTCATTCTGCTCGGCACGAAGGAGTACGGCTTCATGTCCAAGACGCATGAGCAAGCGCTACGCCACAATCTACTCGTACCTAAGATTCAGGACTACGGCGCAGAGCGTAGCCTTGTGGAGCAGTTTGTAGACATGGTGCTGAGCACGAACAAGCATATCGTATTCGTCTGCCACGAGTATGAGCAGACTGACGATAGCGGCAACGTCATCGGGATGCAGCCACTGCTGACAGGGAAGAGCAGACAGGCAATTCCACTTCGCTTCGACGAAGTTTATCATATCCGTGCTCGCCGGAAGGGTCAGTTATGGGAGCGAGTGTGTATGACAGAGTCTGACGGTATCCATCTTGTCGGCTCTCGTAATGGACAGAAGAACGATGTGCAGTGGAGCTACGCTGACATCTTGCAGGGCCTTACCAGCGCTTATGACGAGCGCATAAAGCAAATCACCGCGGCCCAAACGGCAGCCGACAAAGCGGCAGTCCCTAAGGTCGCATCCACTCCAGCGGGCGCTAAAGCGTCCTAAGGGGATAACAATGCCGGTATTACAGCCAGATACATCAGCAGCAGAGGACTTCTCTCAGCCGATTCCGCCGGCGACGTACAAGGCGTCGATTGTCGCTTGCGAGGCAGGGAAGAGCAAGGCAGGGAATCAGAAGATCATGCCCAAGTTCAAGATCATGGTAGACGGGCATGAGCGCACGCGCACAGCGCACCTCGTCATCTCCGGCGAAGGCAGCATGGGGTTCGATCAGTTGCTACGTGCTACGCACAACAGTGACCTGGCAGATCAGTACCGTGATGCGTCCATCTCGCCAAAGCCCGGCTTCGACACAGACACACTGGTCGGAGCAGAGCTGCAGGTGATCGTGGAGGAGAACCTCTACAAGCCGGAAGGTGGAGGGCAGGAGCAGAAGAGAGATCAGATCACAGGGTACCTGAAGCTGTAGTAGAAGGCTCCCGTGTCGCCACGGCAGCGCGTGGCTAGCATTGACTGCACCGCAATTTCGGTGGGCTCTACAGACGGAATTGTAAGAGTTCGTGCAGCAGGCCGAG